GGTGGTGGTGGTGGTGGTGGTGGTGGTGGTGGTGGTGGTGGTACCACATTTAATCTTGAATTAGTACCATTAGTTATTAATCTGCCAGCAGTTGCATTACCGACTGTTATACCTGCGCTGACACATATACCTACTCCATTCCTATCATTGTTATACAGCATTGTTAATGTTCTTACCCTTGATCCAAACACAGTAGGTACTACCTTTTCACGAAATGGTAAATTATCCATTACTGCCACTGCAAATTTTGTACCCGTACCTCCAGTTTTTCCTTTCCCCCCAATTCTACCTGTATCTTTAGTTGATACAGGCAACGAAATAAACACGACCGCCTTCGATATTAATTTTACTGCCAACTATAATGTACCAGGTACATTAATTGAGATATCTTATACGCACAATTTCCCAGGTAATTTAACTTTCAGTACAAGTTCGATTATTTGGGCACCAATATAATAAAGGGTTAGCATGAGTTGGAATAACATCCCCAATGATGAGCGTCTTCGCCTTTGGAAAACCTTAAGGACCGATATTTCCGGTCTCACACTAGATGAACAAATGAATACGGTAGCAAAATTCTTTGCATCTATGCCGTACACTACCCGTACATTGGATTATTATACCCCATCCGGGTGGCCGACACCGTGGGAAATACTATTCCGTTCTGACTTATGTAAAAGTGCAATTAGCTTATTGATATTCTATACCTTTTCATTAATTTCATCAGACCATAAAATAGAATTACACTTAATTGATGATGCAACAGACATGTATTTGGTGCCTGTAATCGATGATCAGTTTATACTCAACTATGAATTAGGGGTGGTAAGTAATTACCTAGACGTATCAACAGAATATAAGATTACTAAGACGTTCACAAAAGAACAAATAAAACAAATAGCATAGAGAGAATATAATAATGGCATCAGCTAAAGAAATTATGGTAGAGAAACGCGACGGGACAAAAGAACTGTATGATGTTTCTAAAATAAAGAAGTCAATTCAGATGGCATCAGAGGGACAAGATGTAAATCCTTTAGAACTTGAATCAAAATTTGACCAATTCCTTAAACCGGGGATTAAGACAAGAGATATTCAACTTAATGTTATTCAACATGCGGTACAATTAGCAACACCACAGGCACCTGACTGGGTTAATGTTGCAGGCCGAGCATTAGCAATGGATGAATGGGCAAATTTCTCACTTAGGGGAAAATCATTTAAAGAAGTAATTCATTACAATGTTAAAAAAGGCAATTACAGTAAAGAATTACTTGAATTCTATACCGACGAAGATTTAGACGAGCTTGCCACATCAGTAAAGATTAACAGAGACTTAGATTATAGTTATGCAAGCCTAATTACCGCTAAGAAAAAGTATTTAGGCAAACACGAATTAAATCAGCATATGCATATGGTTAATGCTATGAGATTTGGGCAATATGAACCACAGGAAACAAGAATTAAATTTGTTAAGGAAGTTTACAATGCACTTTCTCAACGAAAGATTTCTCTTGCAACACCATTTCTTGCAAATTTAAGAAAGGGCGGGAATGTAGCATCGTGCTTTATTATTGCCGTGGAAGATGATATTGATAGTATATTCGATAATATCAAGCGTGTTGCTTTAATTTCTAAGAATGGTGGTGGCATTGGGATTTTCTTAGGATATCTAAGAGCAAAAGGGTCGGATGTAAATGGCTACGAAAATGCCGCGGGCACAGTAGTACAATGGATTAAAATCCTTAATGATACATTAGTTGCAGTCAACCAAGGCGGAAAACGTGCCGGTGCCGGTACAATTGCATTACCGATTTGGCACAATGATATATTAGATTTCCTTGATATGCAGTCAGAGCATGGTGATCCACGCATGAAAGCATACGATGTCTTTCCGCAAGTCACTATCCCGGATATCTTCATGGAAAGAGACAAAAATAAACAGCCATGGATAACATTTTGCCCATATGAGGTAAAGAGGAAGTTAGGTATTGATATCCGCAATCTACATGGCGCTGATTTTACCGAAGCATATCTTAAAATTGAGCAGGCTGCTACAGATGGCAAGTTAAAAATTACCAGAAAAATGGATAATGCAAGAGATTTAATGAAAATTATTATGCGTATCCAATTTGAAACAGGATTACCATACATTGCATTTACTGATACCATTAATGAATTCAATCCTAACAAGGCAGATGGATCTATTCCGTGTGTAAACTTATGTACAGAATCTTTTTCCAATGTTGTACCTGATAAACTTGGCCATGTATGCAACTTAGCATCGATTGTTATGGGTAACATCAAAAACTTCGCCGAATTAGGCAAAATTTCCGCCCTATCATGCAAGATATTAGACTATGGTATTAATTTAACTAACGCGCCTGATGAGATTACTGCGGCACACAATGATAGATACCGCACTATTGGTATAGGCATACAGGGTTTACACGATCATTTGGCTCGTGAGTTTATGAATTTCAGAGATTTAGATTATATCAGAGAAATTTCCGAATGTATCGAATATAATGCAGCTTTGCAAAGCGTCGAATTGTCGAAAAGATTTGGACCATTTACTGCATTTGAGAAATCGGAATGGAAAAATGGTAACCGAATCAACCAATTTAAACAATATGCATCAGGTAATTATAACTGGGATGCATTGCAGAATTCGATTAACGAAACCGGTATCAGAAATAGCCAATTAACGAGTCCAGCACCCAATACGAGCACGTCAATCTATATGGATTCAAGTGCAAGTGTACTACCAGTGTATGATGCTTTCTTTTCTGAAGATAACAAAAATGGTAAACTCGTAGTAGTTGCTAAATTTCTAAAAGATAATCCTTTAGGATACGGAAAAACATTCCCTAAACATACTGCTACAGAGATAATAGACGTTGTGGCTGAACTACAAAAATTTATTGACACAGGGGTGTCAATGGAGTTAATATTTGACCAGCGCAAAGAGAGCTTTAATGCTAAAGATTTATATGATGCAATTCATTATGCACATAGCAAAGGTATTAAGGCAATATATTACATTAGATCCATTAAAAATAATGCATCTATCGATGGCAACAATAGACCCGAGGCCGATTGTGTGGCCTGTGCTGGATAAACAATTATGACAAACGAAATTAACCAAAAGAAAATATTCAACGAATTCGGCGACGACGCTGCAACAGCTCGTAACATGATTAACGGTAGTGCCACTGGCATTATGAATTTAAATAGTGTCAAATACCAATGGGCACCAAAATTGTACAAAATCATGGTGAATAATTTCTGGATTCCGGAAAAGATATCCTTAGTCGACGACAAGGTAACAATTAAAGAGCTCACTAAACACGAAATGGATGCATTTAAAAATACAGTATCATTTTTAATTGCTCTTGATAGTATGCAAGTAAATAATCTTCCAAATATTGCAGATTATATTACTGCACCTGAAGTTGGCGGCTTATTTACTATACAAGCATTTCAGGAACTAATTCATTCTCAATCATATCAATATCTGCTACAGGAATTGTTCCCTAATACTGAGAGAGAAGATATTTATAACCACTGGAGACATAATCCTCTTCTTTTAAAGAGAAATAAATTTATTGCTGGTCAATATCAAAAATTTATCGACGATAAAACAATTGAAAATTTTAAAATAGCACTGGCTGCAAATTTTGCGTTAGAATCTATTTATTTTTACAACGGATTTCAATTCTTCTATCAACTTGCTGCTCGTAATAAGGTTGCTAATGTAGCTAAGATGATTAAGTATATTGAGAATGATGAAGTAACTCATGTAAACATGTTTACTAACATCATTAGAGAAACATTTGATCTTGATAACGAGGCAGATCGCACTATATTATTGGATAATATTATGCAGGCTGCAGAACAAGAGATTGAGTGGGGTAAAGAAATTTACGGGGACAGAATTTTAGGTATCTCTGTACAGAGTACGGAAAATTATGTAAAATATTTAACTAACCAACGAACCAAGTTACTCGGGTTGGGTGTGGTGTATAAAGGATTTACAAAAAATCCATATGAATACTTAAATACAGAGAAGCGTGAAAACTTCTTTGAGACAAAAGTTACAGAATACAGCAGATCTGAAGCGGTTGACGGATGGGACGACTTTTAATGCTATTACAAAAACAACAAACAACACCATACATCTGCGTATTTAAATTAAACAGCGGAGAAGAGTTTATTACAAAGGTAATAAACGAAACAGACACATCATACACGGTTTCTAAACCACTCTGTATGGTAACTACCGAACGTGGTCTTCAATTTGCTCCATTTATTATGATGGGCGACCTTGATGAGGATATCACTATTCCTAAACCAGTTATTCAGGCTAAAGCCAATAGACAAATTTTAGAACAATACGAAACAAGTACATCGCCTATTGCATTGCCTAAAAAAAGTTCAATCATCACATAACACAAGGAAAAATAGTGAAAACAATTAGCAAAACCCCATACGAGATTAGACTCGAAGTATTACAACTCGCACAGTTGATTTTAGAAAATCAGCACATAGCTAAAAGTGTTCTTACCGCAGGCAAAACTGCGCCGACAACAGAAGAAATCATTGCAGAAGCAGAAAAACTAAATGGGTTTGTATCCAAAGCTAATCTATCACATCCTAACCACTAAATCTTGACAGGACCAGTAATATTGCAGTAATATGCAATATTACTGGTTTTCCTATGACAAAATACACAATACATTTATATAGAAAATTTACATCGTGGATGAGATTCAATCCTCCGTATGCTTTAAGCAGCGAAGGGTGGAATCTATTCAATAAAGAATTTAAAGAAGTGGCCCCAATTAGATTTTGGTTTCACCGTGATTTTAGACGTAAATTTGTACTACCTATTAAGTGGAAATTTGAGTCAATCGAGTCCTGGATCCGTTACAGGACTTATGATAAGTATCATGTTATTAACACTGGTTTGCCGCCTGGCTATGCCGATACAGATACAATAATGCTGTATTCAACTTTTAATTTATTAAAAGATTATGTCGAAGTGTCTCTGGGATTAAGAGAATGGTGGCAATCCGATGAACCTAAGAGCTGGGCATCTAAACATGTACCTTACTATTTTAATTTTAGAAATTTTAGAAATCCAGAATTTGGATTAAAACATTTAGAATGGGCATCGACACTCGATGATCCGTCACTTCCTATTCATGAACGATCTGTGCACCAGGCTATAACAGCAAGAGAAACAATCATACTGTATAATTGGTGGGTAAACACACGCCCAAACAGGAAAGAGGCGGAAATAAGAAATTTACGTAATACTATCGACGAAGATGATTTATTCCCTGATTTTTCTTCACACCCCGAATATAAAGAATATCTTAATGACATAAAAGAATCACATGTCCAAGAGGAATCGTGGCATAATGAGGATGAGGAAATGTTAATACGGTTAATAAAGATTAGAAGAGGATTATGGGTGTAAAAGTTGATTTAGCCGATGAAATGGCTAATAATGCAGAAGTAATTGCATTATTAGCCGATAGAGATATTGCTGTCGACTTTTATAATGCTTTATCAAATATGCAATGGTCTAAAAATGTAGTATTACTAGAAGAAGATTTAATTATTGAAAAATTAATGGGCGTAGATACAACACTTTGGTCAGCATCGTGGCGTAGTGCTGGTGCAATCATTGCAGATATACGTACTAAGCATTATAATCTTTACGAAGACTACATGGATTATTATTGTAGTGGTGGTGAAGGTCAGGTTACTAATTTAGTAAGAGACTGTTTTGATAAAATGGGATGGAAGCCTAAGGAGTGGGATCGTGTTTGATAGCTTAGAAGAATATGTCAAGAATAACTTTGATGGAATGTTAGCCTTCGGCGATGTGCACGGAGACTACGAATCCTTCAAACGTGCTCACGACTACGCAAAAGGAGAAAACTTTTTCTTTTTATCGTTAGGTGACTTAGTTGATCGCGGCCATAAACCATACGAGACCGTAATGGCTATGGCTGATATCGTTGCCGAAGGACGAGGCGGATTCATTGTGGGCAATCATGATGACAAATTTTACAGATATGCAAAAGGTGCTAAAGTAGGATTTTCACGTGATAGCAAACAAACATTAGTGGATGTTGGGCCAGAGCGAGAGGCTGAATTCTTAAAAGCATACACAACTATGATAGACAGCACTGCATTTTCTAAATTTTATCATACATTTGATAATATAACATTTGTTCATGCAGCAAGTCATCCTGCAATATGGGAAACAGATCCGAAGATAGGAAAAACCGAAAAGTCAAGATTCATAGTAGGTGAGACTGTTAACGAGATCGACGAAGATGGGTACCCTGTAAGGTTATACAACTGGATCGAGGAAATACCTGCAGGTAAAACTGTGGTAGTGGGCCACGACAGAAAGCCTATACGCAATGTAGCTATAACTTCACCAATGACTGTACCAAATAAGAATGGTGGTAAAGCCATATTCTTAGATACGGGATGCGGAAAGGGCGGATTTTTATCTGGCGCAGTGGTAATGGCCGACAAGACTAAGAAATTTAACATAGTAACATATATGGATTTTAGTCAACCAGAGCAGAAAAGTTGACTGCGAGCATTTAGTAACATAAAATTAGTACACTTGTTAAATTAATAACAACACAAAAGGAAACATATGACAAAAATTGATAAATCCGTTAAATTTACACCAGTAGTTGGTAGCAGCCTTGTTTCGGCTTATGCAAGAGCAGCAGGCGATTTGGCAATCAGGTTGCAGAGTGGTCAGACTTATATCTATAAGGCTGTCGATGAAGCAACCGTTAAGGGCTTCTTAGCTGCTTCGTCAAAGGGCAAATATTTCGGTACAAACATCCGAAACAAATTCCTCGCTGAACAGGCCGAGTAATGTATCACAATCAATATTCGGGTGACATGTATTGCGAGAAATCTAATTGCAATCAAGTAATACCACCCGATAATATTGATTGGGATTATTCCTTTGATTATGACGGTAATGATCGTATTCATACATACGGTCATTACCGATGTGTCTCATGTGGGCATGATGCATCATTCTCAACAAATGATCCTTATGAGAATGACGATGAGTAAGTGGAAAGCCATTATTGAATACGGTCCTATAGCTGCAGATTCTCATATTATGGTAGTTGATGCTGCTTCAGTTGACGAGGCCGAGCAAAAAGCTATACAATGGGCACAAGACAATTATAAATATTACCCAATGATTACTATTACATCTATTGAATTGCCGGAAGATGATATCCCGATGGATGATGACTTTACATCAGAAATTGAATGGACATCAGAAGAGGAAGAAGAATTTTTAATGATACTGAACAAGTCAGAGAAAGACAAAAATGAAGGCACTTAACTTTTTAAGTTGGTGGTGGAATCAATATCCAAGAGGTGATAAGCAATTAATAATCTTGATTTTATTTATGCTTACTGTTCCCTTGGTTGCATGGATGTTTTCATTTGGATTCTTTGCAATTGTAATTATAACTATATTAACATTTATGATTGGACTGATAGTTATAGGAATTTACAGTGCAGTAAGTAACCGATGGAAACAATACACCAAAGTTAAAGAACAAGAAGCTGAACAAATTGTGCGAAACCTGAAATACGGCAAATCATAGTAATAATCAGCTAAATAAGAATAATAGAGATAGACTCTATTTTAATAATTTTCTAGGATTTAGAAATGACAAATAAAAAATACGACACTTTAGTCCTTATCGGACGTTTTCAACCTTTTCATTCAGCACACTTGATGCTAGTACAGCGAGCTACCGCGCTTGCAGATAAGGTTGTGTTTATTGTAGGTAGTGCGCATCAGCCACGCACCTATAAAAATCCATTCACATTCGACGAACGTTGCAAGATGATTAAATTAGCAACTAATGGAATGGCCGGCACATTAACATTCAACATCGAACCTAATACAGATAGTTTGTATAACGATCAGGCCTGGGCAGCTCGTGTACAGGCTGCGGTCGGTCGCCATACTAACCCAGGTGACAGAATTGGTATTATCGGACATAAAAAAGACCCTAGCTCTTACTATTTAGAAATGTTTCCACAATGGGGTTTCGAGGAAGTCGAACTGCTGGAACCACTTGATGCTACCGATATTCGTGATCTTTATTTTAGACGTGACGTAAATATGAACTTCATTAAAAGTGTTGTTCCATCACCCACATATGCATTCTTAGAGCAATTCAAGACTCAAGAAAATAGCATTAACTGCACACCCGAGTGGGATCAGGTCATTAAAGAGCGCGAATTTGTAGCAAATTACAAGAAACAATATGCTTCTTTACCATACCCTCCGATTTTTAGCACCGCTGATGCGGTAGTTATACAGAGCGGTCATATTCTGTTAATTAAACGCCGCGCCGAGCCCGGCAAGGGATTATGGGCATTACCTGGCGGCTACGTAAATGCAAACACAGATAAGTCAGTCGAGGATGCTATGCTACGAGAATTAAGAGAAGAAACACTTATTAAGGTTCCTGCTCCGGTGCTGCGCGGTAGTATTAAAGGGCAAAAGGTATTCGACGCCATTGATAGAAGCCCACGTGGCAGAATCATTACTCATGCATTTAAAATTCTATTACCCGATGGTGAATTACCACGGGTAAAAGGTAGCGACGATGCCGAGAAGGCAAAGTGGATACCGATTGCTGAAGTTAAAAGTACCGAATGCTTCGAGGACCACTACGAGATTATTCAATGGGCAGTGGGTGCGTGAATCGGTTAGTTAAAATCACTGGCATCGAAGTTGTAAAAAGAGCACGGAGTGTGTAAGAATGTACTATATTCGCATAAGCAGGCTAAACGGTAGAAATGACTTTTATCAGCTCACGGCTGCGCTTGAAGCCCACGGATATGAGGATAGGGTTGATTACTGTGATCGTGATCCATTTGGCTCAATAGATGCTCATTTAAGATTTAAGGATGGGAAAGATGCGTTAGCGTATTCATTAACATACGGTGGAAACGTAACAAGAGAAATCCCGGTGTATAAGTTAGCAGATAGTTAAATAAGGAGATTAATATGCCTTGCAGAAGTTATGATGATGAACCGAATTACAGTGCATCTGGTAGTAGAGAAACGCAGAATAAAATGGATATGCTTGCTAGGATGGCCTGCAGAGCGTTAACTGCGTTGGAGACAATTAGCGCCGTCGCAGGCAATGATGTTAAAAATACAGTTAATATCGGTGCAACAATTAGCGAGGTGCTAACAGACGGCGAAGTTGCAGTGTGGTGGCCTAAACATAAAGCCGCCGATGCTGCCGAACAGGCGCGGCTTAAAAATGAAGCCAGGGTAGAGAAGGCTAAGAAGGCGGCGTTAGCAAAACTTACAGCAACGGAGAAGAAATTACTCGGTGTAAAATGATTTACCTGACCTTCTCCGATTGGGCACAGGAGACGTATAAAGTACCTTCCTTATCGGCACTTAATGTTGCTAATATCGATTTAATAAAAATTCGATTGAGATATTATGCAGAGTCTATATTCGAATTTGCCAATGGTGCTACTATCTATTACAAGGATAGGACCGGTGACAACCATCAATACACCGAAGACGAGATTATTATGTTTAAACTGAAGAATAGTTGATATAGCAAGGGAGCTATGTTATACTTAAAGCAAGTCCCAATGATAGACATCGGGCATATAAAATAAAGGAACTTTATTATGAACAATCTAATTAACAGCATTCTACTTGACACCGATAGTTACAAAGTGTCTATGTGGAAACAATACCCAGAAGGTACAGAGTATGTTTACTCGTACATTGAGTCGCGTGGCGGCAAATATGATCGCACTGAATTTCTTGGTATTCAGGCATTTGCAAAACGCCTTGCTAAGGTTCGGGTAACAAAAGAAGATGTAGAATTGGCAGATAAGATCTGGACTGCACACGGTGAGCCATTTAACAAAGATGGCTGGATGTATATTGTTGATGAACTGGGCGGAAAGCTGCCACTTCGCATCCGTGCAGTAAAAGAAGGAATGATTATTCCTACAAAGAATGTTTTGTGTACAATTGAGAACACAGATCCTAAGTGCTTTTGGCTTACGACATGGGTAGAGACTCCAGCACTTCGTGCTATTTGGTATCCTACTACTGTTGGCACAACATCCTGGCACATTAAGCAAGAAATCTTAAACTACTTGGAGAAATCTGGTGACCCCACTACTATTGCTTTTAAGCTTCATGATTTTGGCGCTCGCGGGGTTAGCTCTGGTGAGTCTGCTGGTATCGGCGGAGCAGCGCACCTGGTTAACTTTATGGGCACAGATACTATGGCTGGCGTGCTTCATGTCATGGATGTATATGGCG